TGGAATAACAATGAAACGCTTGCAAAGATATGTCAATTTATATACTATATTAGGTGAGTCGTCACATGGAACTATGTTAGAAATGGAAGCCATTTCATCTTCTAAAGTAATGTCTGCTGATGATATTACTGAAAAAATAATTGATGTATGTGTTTGAGGTTGAAAAATGAATGATGAACTTAAGGATCAAATAACTGACATCATAAGAGATGAGATTCAGGAAACAATAAATGAATATGTTGATAATGTGGAGAAAGGTGAAGCAGAAGGATTTGGTAAAGATGAAAAGTTAAAGGTTAATATATCAAATCAAGAAATAGATAATATTATTAAAGAGTATAAGAAGATTAAAAAAAGTAGGAGGTCTAATCTCCATCAGGTAAAGAAGATGGGACTAGTCGATAAGCACGGGAAGCCACTAAAATGAGACTTGGGGTTATGTGTTCTGGAAACGGAACCAACTTTGAAAACATAGTTCGCACCTGCAGAGAAGATGAAGTTGTGGTTATGATACACAACAAAAAGAAATGTGGTGCAGCGAAGAGAGCAGCAAAATTAGGAATACCACATACTCAGATTAGTAGCAAGGATGAAGATCTCATCATTGATATTATGAATGCATGGAAAGTTGATCTTATTGTCCTTGCAGGATGGATGAGAATAGTAACTCCTAAATTAATTAATGCATTTCCAAATAAGATTATAAATCTTCATCCATCATTACTTCCCAAGTATAAGGGGTTACATGCTATCGAACAAGCACTAGATAGTGGTGATATGATGACTGGTGTTAGTGTTCATTATGTTAATGAGGAATTGGATGGTGGTGAGGTAATCTTACAATCTGAAGTTCCTATTCTTCCTGATGATGATTTGGAGTCATTAACCAAAGCAGTTCAAAGACGAGAGTATTATCTTCTACCAAAGGCAATAGAATATGTTAAGCACCAATCAGAGATTAAAGTTGACTAATATTTGTTGTCGGATTAAACTTGGTAGAGATGTAAGTTTAACGGAAAGAATCTGGGTATATAAAATAACCAGAGCCAATAAACATGCAGCAGGTATAGCAGAGAGGTTGCAATAAGAATGTCTGAGGAAGAAAAGATCGAAGACAGACTTAAAGAAAAACAAAAAAGGAAAGCCTTTAAAGAAGAATGTGCTGCTCTTCGATATGATACCAGGATAAATGGTGTGCGGTTTTGGGATGTAAAAGGCACTGGAAGGATAGTTAAAGGAAAGAAAATCTATAAAGAAAAAACTTAATACTTTCTTTATAAACTGCTTGACTAAATAATCCACTATGTGTTATGATACACATATCGTTCATCCTATGTTCTTATTACCACTACTATTTTCAGTTGTTGAACCAGATTATACTTTACTTAATTGTGATCAGTATGATTGGTTACAAGGTACTATTGGGAGATCCTCCCTATTAACCACATCTGAAAAGATAGATTTGACTTTCCTTTTTATTGAGAGTACAGATCCGCAGTGTTTTGAGGAATGATAGGACGCAAGTAAGCCGACGAGGAACGGAGTCGTTCATCCTATGTTAGAATTATTCTTACTTATAAATCAACCAAATATTGCTATGTCCTGCCAGCAATGGAAGGAAACTGTTGAGGTTGTAGAAGAAAGTGAGATGTTATCTGATCGTGATAAGGATACTATCATAAAAGATATGAGAATTCCCTCACGTTGCATTAAAGCAACATCAGACGCATAGGACGCAACCGCCGACTGAAGGAACGGGGCCTAAAAAACCACCAACTTCAGGAGTAAAATTATGGCAAAAGTCAACTATCGCGGTGTCCAGTATGACACTGAAGAGTATCGCAAGATGCTTATTGAGGAGCACAGCAACAAAAGAAATCACGATCTAATCTATCGTGGTCTTAAGGTTACCAAAAAGGCCTCTGTTGCTGCTTAGTAGACAATCTTACTTTGCATATACATTTTAGAGGGTCTGCTTGACAGACCCTCTTTTTTTGTATTATAATTAGATGGAAAAGGAATCATATGGACAAAGAAAAACTAAAACTTATTGTCAAGAATCTTAAGTCATTAGTTGATTGCTTAGAGTCTGAAGTGTATTCAGATATCGATGCATACAAATATGAGAACTATAAGCAATCGACTATAGAGATTGCTGATTATGATGAGATTTTTGATGACGACGATGGATACCCAGATTAAACTATGAAACCAGAAATTAAATTAGTAAGTGCTACTCCTGATGCAGAGAAGCATATGGCTTATGTTGCTCGCGTTAGCAATCCCAATAACCAAGACAATGAAAAGTTCTCAGGACTATTAAAGTATTGTATTGATCACGGACACTGGAGCGTCTTTGAGCAAGCGTTTATGACCGTTGAGATCAATACTACCAGAGGACTTGCTGCACAGATCCTACGGCACCGTTCCTTCACCTTCCAGGAGTTTTCTCAAAGGTATGCTGATAGTAGTTTGTTAGGAGATGTAATTCCTGTTCCAGAACTTCGTCGTCAGGATACTAAGAACAGACAGAATAGTATTGATGATGTAGATCCATACATTGTTCAGAAGTATGAGATATTGATGCAAAATTATTTTGCTCAAGGAATGGATCTATATCAGAAGATGCTTGATAGTGGTATTGCAAAGGAGTGTGCGCGGTTTGTACTTCCTCTTGCTACACCTACAAGACTTTATATGACAGGATCAGTAAGGTCATGGATACATTATATTGATTTGCGATCTGCACACGGAACACAGAAAGAGCATATGGATATTGCAGAAGGAGTTCGTTGCATCTTTGGTTGTCAGTTTCCTAACGTTGCTGAAGCACTTAAATGGATTCGTCATGAAGAATGTCCTGAGTGTATGGATGCACCTTCAATCTGTATTGAATAAATATTCTTACACATTATTATTAAATTGTATGGCTACATATCCTGTTGTTAACACTGAGACTGGTGAACAAAAAGAAGTTGTAATGAGTGTCCATGATTGGTCTCAATGGCGTGAAGATAATCCAGAATGGCTTAGAGATTATTCAGATCCTTCTACTATGCCAGGAGTTGGTGAAGTTGGAGAGTGGCAGAATAAACTTGTTTCTAGAAACCCTGGATGGAATGAGGTTTTAGGTAGGGCTGCAAAAATGCCTGGTTCTAAAGTAAAAAAAATCACTTGACTTATGCCACGTAAAAAGAAAACAGATCAACCAATAGGTGTCGGACTCACGGCCAAGCAAATGAAAAGAAAGAAACCAATCAACGCAGATGTGATGAGGGAGATAGAACCTCTCACAGACAATCAAAAACTTTTATTTGAATCCTTTGGTAAGAATCAGAACATTGTTGCATACGGTGCCGCTGGTACTGGTAAAACATTTATTACACTCTACAACGCACTAAGAGATGTCCTGGATCCAAGCACACCTTACGAAAAAATATATATTGTTAGGTCTCTTGTTGCTACCAGGGAAATTGGCTTTCTTCCTGGTGATCATGAAGATAAGTCCTCACTTTATCAACTTCCATATGTAAGTATGGTTAAGTATATGTTTGAGATGCCTACAGATTCTGAATTTGAAATGTTGTATGGTAACCTTAAAGCACAGGATACTATTGATTTTTGGAGTACCTCATTTATTCGTGGTACTACATTGGATAAGGCAATTGTTATCGTTGATGAATTTCAAAACTTGAATTTTCACGAACTTGATAGTATAATGACAAGAGTTGGATCTCATTCCAAGATTTGTTTCTGTGGTGATGCTACTCAAACTGATCTTACTAGAGAGAATGAGAAGAATGGAATCGTTGATTTTATGAAAATTCTAAGGATCATGCCTTCGGTTGATACCATTGAATTTATGATTGATGATATTGTTCGCTCTGGTATTTGTAAAGAATACCTACTTGCAAAAATGGAACTTAATTTATGACCTTTACTCATTGTAATTTTTTAGGTGAACTTGAACTTGATAAAAAAGAAACTCCTGGTTGTAGACTTTATAAACTCCCTGATGGTAATTGGGTTCCTTCGATCACTTCAGTTACTGGTTTTTATAACAGAGAAGTTTTTGTCAAATGGAGGAAGAGAGTTGGTCTTGAAGAAGCTAATCGTATCACCAAGAAAGCAACCTCGCGTGGTACGGATTTCCATGAAGCTGCCCAGGCATACTTAGAAAATAAGGAACTTGATTGGAGTGATTATAAACCACTCACTAAATTTATGTTTCATCATTTGAAACCAGAACTTGATAAGATAAATAACATACATGCTATAGAAAGAACTCTTTATTCAGAGTTCCTTGGTCTTGCTGGAAGAGTTGATTGTATTGCTGAATATGATGGAGAGTTAGCAGTAATAGATTTCAAAACATCTGAAAAGATTAAACCTGACGAATGGTGTCAGAATTATTTTGTGCAAGAAATGTTTTATGCTTCTGCATATTATGAGTTGACAGGTATTCCTGTTAAGAAACTTATTACTTTGATGGTAACACCTGAAGGTGAGGTCAAAGTATTTGACAAAAGAGACAAAGACAGTTATATTAAGTTATTAGTACGATATATTAAAAAATTTGTATCTCACAATCTTGGGCAAGAAAATGGAGAATGAACTAGAAAAAGTACTTGAGAAGAAGTTTTACTGTTCTTCCAGGTTCACTCAAGAGATTGAGAGTGTTGTTTTAAACAACAGCAGTATGTCTTACATAGATGCTATTGTTCATTTTTGTGATGAGAATAGTATTGATATAGAATCTGTGTCTAAACTAATATCAAAACCACTTAAAGAAAAAATTAAGTACGAAGCACAAGAACTTAACTTTTTAAAGAGAAGTTCTCACGCAAAGTTGCCGTTATGAACGATCCAGACGACAATCCTTTTTGGGGTGAACCAACACCAACTGATCTCTGGGAAGATATGTCTAAACTTAATGATCTTTATGTAGAATTAAATTGGAGCCATAAAGATTATCTTGAGATGGCAATTGAAGGTAATCATATTACTATTAGAAATAAATCTAGAGAGGGTAGATAATGGATAATGTTTTAAAATTGCAAAAACTTATTCCTGGAAGTTCTTGCCCGGTGATGGTAACTAAGATACCTAAACCTATAATGAGTGAGATTAAACAATGGGTAGATTATAGTAACAAGACTAAGAATCATCCATTAGCAGAATTGAAAGCCCATGAGAATGTAGGGTATAAAGATTATGGTGATGGTAAGAAGCATAATTCATATCAGTGTTCTATTTCTCCTCATCTTATTGAACAATCTTTTTGGTTGGGATGGGTATTGAGATTGAGTGCAAAGTATTGGGGTGCGGGAAAAAGTCATAGATTTTTTAAGTTAAGAAGTTGGAGTGGTCACTTTGATGGGTATGATATCTGGACTAACTTTGCATATAAAGGAGATGATAATCCTAGGCATACCCATGCAGGATTTCTTTCAGGTGTGATGTATTATAAGAATCATAAGCATCCTACCATATTTGATGAATATAATTGTGCATATGAAGGACTAGATGGAACTATGTGTATGTGGCCTAGTCAAGTTTATCATCATGTAGAAGAACAAACTGCCAATAAAGAAAGAATTACTCTTGCGTTTAATATTATGCAATTAC